AAGTCAGCTTTGGAAGAAGTAGTGCGTGTATCTAAACAAATGCAGGATCTAAGATTTGCCCAACAAGGCTATATTAATATATTAAAAGAAGAATTAAAGGAGACTAAGGATGAGTAGTGAAATTAAAGTAGACACTATTAGTGAAAATACCAGTGCAGGTGGCGTAACTATAGACAGTCTTGCTATTAAAGATGGCAAGGTAACAAACCTAATGAATTCTACACTAAACGCAGCAGACATGGGTGCAGTCCATATTAAAGTTGCAAGCAGTGGAGATACAGCTATCGATAGTAACAATGATGATTTAGTTATTGAAAATGATAATCATGCAGGTATTACAATATCAACGCCAAACGATAAAGCTGGTGGATTATATTTTTCTGACCCTGATGACTCTGCTTCAGGTAGAATTGTTCACGATCATAGTGCTAACACTATGATTTTTCAAGCAGGTAACTTAGAATTTTTAAGAACTGATTCATCACGAAAATTATCTACAGGCGGTGAAGATGCCGCCGATTGTGATGCTGGCGGTCTTACTCTAGATCAAAATGCAAATGATGCAAGAATTTTAACCATGAAATCTTCTGATGTTTCTCACAGCATTACAAGTGATTTTGAAGCTGATACTTATGCAGCTTTTAACAAGTCAGGAACAGGTGACGGTGGTTTATCAATAAATGGTATTAATGACAATGGTAATATTGCCCTACAACTAAGAGGATTTAGTAATGGTGGTGAAGATACTGGTAAAGGCACTGGAGATCATGGCTGTGTAAGAATTGATGCGTTGTCAAGATCAGGCACCACTGGAGCAGGTCAAGGTGCTAACGTAAATATGGTTACTATCTGTAATCAAAATACAGTTAGATTTATTTTTGATGCTGAAGGGGATTTTCATGCAGATAGTAGCTCAACAACTTTTGATGCTTATGAGGATGCTCAGTTAGTTAGAGCTTATGATTTATCACACGGTAAAGGTGTTATAGCTTCTAAGTTTGATGATTTTGTAAAGTATAACCAAGATGATTTAATTGATGCAGGTTTAGTAGGCAAAATAAACCATGAATACAATACAGATGGAACAAAAGCAACTCCACTTATAAATATGTCAGGATTTATGAGACTGCACAATGGTGCTATCTGGCAACAATATGAGAAACATCAAAAACTTGCTAACGCTATGTATGAACTAGCTAAAGCAGCAGTTGGTGAAGATAAAGCCAATGAGATACTAGAACAAAACGATATTAAATTATTAAATTAAGGAGAAAAAAATGGCAATAACAGCAAATATGACAACACATGATGGGATAGCACTTACAGATGCGTATTGCTATATACCAACAGCGTATGTTAAAAAGTTTGACGGTAAATGGTCAGGCAACGATGATGATGGTTATACACAAGCTGATGCAACATGGAAATTAATCTATGACGTTTTAATCTATGCTGATGCTGATAAAAGAGCAGACAGACAAGAACAAAACTATAGAATTAAAAACCGTCATGTAGATCACTTTAAAGTAGACTACAGCTTAGATGCGACTGACAACCCATTTACACTTGCATACGCAGACCTAAAAGCTAACGACCAGCTATCAAACGTACAAGACGTATAGGAGTAACACATGAGTGAAATAAGAGTAGATACAATATCAGAAAAGACCAGTGGATCTGGTACGACTGTAAGTAATCTAAAGAATCCTAACAGTCAATTTAGAAATTTAATTATCAATGGTGATATGAGTATATTTCAAAGGGCTACCTCTACGACAACAGTTACAAGTGGAGCATACTCAACTGCAGATAGATATAAATTTTATGAAAGTACAGATGGAGCATATACAACTGAACTTGAAAATTTATCTGCGGCAGACCAAGCAACAACTGGTCAAAAAACAGCGTTAGAATTAAATGTAACTACTGCTGATGGAACAATAGGAGCAGCTCAGTTTGCTGCTATATATCACACAATAGAAGCTCAAAATTTGCAACATTTGTTGTATGGCACAAGTGCTGCTAAAGATTTAACTTTATCTTTTTATGTAAAATCAAATAAAACTGGCACATATTCTATTTTTATCAGTAAAGAAGATAGTACAAATTATACAATCCCAATAGAATACACTATTTCATCAGCCGATACTTGGGAGAAAAAAGTAATAAATATTTCACCAACAGCAGGTTCAACAAGTCTAATTACAGGAGCAAATGGAGCTATTGCAAATGACAATGGAACAGGAATGATAGTGTCTTTTAATCTAGCTTGGGGTTCTAACTATCATGGCACTAACAACACTTGGGCAACTGCAGGTGCAGCTTATTCTACATCCAATCAAGTTAATTGGATGGACAGCACTAGCAATAATTTTTTCTTAACAGGCGTTCAACTTGAAGTAGGCTCAACAGCCACAGACTTTGAACATTTACCTTTTGATGTTCAATTACGAAGATGTCAAAGATATTTCTACAGAACTCCTGATGGTGGTGATTCTGGAGTGTCCGCTGCTTATCAACATTTAGGCAATGGTTACATGCACGCAAGCACTAACTTTATTGGTCACATAGTTTTTCCAGAAGTTATGAGAGCTGCACCAACTTGCAGTTTTGATGGTGAAGTTCAAATTTTAGACCATAGTGGAGCAAGAGACCCAGGTTCTAATATTAGTTTTGAATCACCAACAAGTAGGTCTGTTCAACCACAAGCAACAATTAGTGGAGCAACACAAGGCCATGGAGCGGTCATAAGATTACACAATGATTCTGATGGATATATTCAGGCAGATGCGGAGTTATAATTATGTATAAAAAATCAATAGACGCAATAACAGGACAAGAATCAGAAAATATCATAAAGAGAAAGTCTGACAATGCATCAATACCAAAAGACCCAAACAACAAAGATTATCAAGAATATCTTAAATGGGTTGAAGAAGGTAACACTATAGAGGAAGCTGATTAATGGAACAAGAAAACAGAGAAGCTATTATCCGTATAGAGGGTAAGCTAGAACTGTTAGATCAAAAGCTAACAACTCTGAAAGACAATCATTTATGTCATATTGAAAAAGATATGAGACAACTGAGAACTCTTGTATGGTTTATAGGAACTACTGTTTTCTTACAAATGTGCTACCTAATTATACGTACCCTTATGTAGTCTTGCACCTCTAGTGCAAATCAAGTACAAATTCAAGCATGAAAAACAAGTGCATACTGGTTATATCAGACACGCATTGTCCATATCACCACCCTGATTTACTACCTTTCCTTTCTTCTATCAGGCGAAAATACAAACCTGATAGGGTGGTGCATATTGGCGATGAGTGTGACAAGCACGGTCTAAACTTTCATGGGCAAGATAGTGACTTGCCAAGCGCAGGTGATGAGTTAGAACAAGCAAGAAGAACAATACATGAGATTGAAAAACTTTGGCCTGAAGTAGACTTACTGCATTCTAATCATGGATCACTTGCATACAGGAGAGCTTTCAAAGCAGGACTACCCAGAGCATATATGCGTGGGTACAACGAAGTATTAGAGGTTGGTCCTGGATGGAAATGGCATAACGAACTTACTATCCGATTGCCAGATGGTAATGACGTACACTTTCATCACGGTAAATCAGCAAACATCATGACTGTTGGACAAAAGCAGGGAACCTGCTACGTGCAGGGCCACTACCATACAAAGTATGGCATATCATATTGGGGTAACCCTTCATCGCTTTTGTGGGCTATGCAGGTGGGATGTTTAATAGACAAAGACTCACTGGCTTTTGCCTACGACAAAGTATTTAAAGACAGGCCCATAATAGGCTGTGGTATAATTATTAACAGTCAGCCAAAATTGTTACCAATGGTGTTGAATAAAGGTGGAAGATGGAATAAATTGTGTCCATGAAGACACTGGACAAACAAATAAAAGGCGATCACTACAAAAGATTTATCATACAACCTGCTGAGTTTATCAATGCTAATAATCTAGCATACGCAGAAGGCAACGTAATCAAGTACGTTTGCAGGCATAAATACAAGGGTAAAAGAGAAGATATAGAAAAAGCTATACATTACTTAGAAATGATAATAGAAAGAGATTATGAGTAACGTGGTTCGAATGTCTATTCCAAACAGGATGAGATCCGTAAATGTTCGTATGCTGATTGACGATATGCCAATCGTTGCAACAATGGATTATATGCTATCTGATACAGGCATTACACCTGTTGCAGTATGGGTAAAGACAAAAAAATCAGAGTCCACTTTAGATCGAGAGTTACGCAGCTCTGGCAAGGCAGTGTCCTTGCTGTTGCAGTATGGTTGCTCGATAAAAGAAATATCAGAAACATTTACTAGAGATAGCATTATAGGATCTGTTGTATGGTATTTATACAAAAACTTAGAAGATATTTTACAAGGCGAACAGCCTGACAAGTTACCAAAACTATCTACACAACCGTCAGGATATACAATTAAATAACATAGGAGGTTTCAATGGGTATTCCCTTTGAGATGATTACTATGCTTGGCTCTACCGTACTGGGTGGAGTGATGAGCATTTGGTCACAAAGTATTAAAGCAAAACAAGCACAACAAAAGATGATGCTTGAGAGAGCTGAAGTTCAAACAGCAGCTTTCAGAGAAGCAAGAGAATATGAGAACGTAGGTTTTCAATGGACACGTAGAATAATTGCATTGACTGCAATATTTGCAATCATTGTATTGCCAAAGATACTACCTTTGATAGATCCACAGGCGCAAGTTATTGTAGGGTACTTAGAATTTAAACCTGGGTTCCTTTTCTTTGAAGGCAAAGAAGTAATGCAATGGGTTCCTATGGCAGCTAGGGGTATTGTTATAACACCGCTTGATACAAATTTAGTAGCAGCAATAACAGGTTTATACTTTGGTGGCAGCTTAGTTAAAAAATGATTTGGATTATATCAGCCATGATGTGGTATGAAGATGTAGATAAGCCTATCTACACTGACTATATGCTAAAGTCATTTGAAGCAAGGCAGGAATGTTTAGACTTTGTTTTTTGGAACAAGGTAGAACTGGTCATGGAACTTGCAGAAGAGAAAGGCAATTACGATGGCAAACCACTCAAGACATGGGCCTTTTACTGTGAGAATAGAGAGCTAGAAGAAGTATGAAGATAAGTGAAAACACGGCTGTCTCCATGCCGATGCGTAATTTAATCTCAATAATTGGAGCAGTAGCCG